GTTACATTGTCCCACACGGCTGTGGAGGCTGCTTTTGCAGTGATTGCATTGAACAAGAGTTGCCGCTTGTCATAAACATTTTGGAATGTGGATCTGAAGGTTGATCCAGTAATGGACGTATTACCAGTTAAGTTATTCCAAAGAACAGGTGTGGTCAATCCGGCCAAGTATGATGTTAATGTAGTGGTAATGGAATAATCATAGTTAGTCTTCTCAGTGGTTATACCATAAGTATTGGCTTGTGCATCAAGGGCAATCTTCTCTGCATTTATGGCATTTACCAGAGCTATCAGTTCTGGTTTTTCGGATGGCGCTAAGATATCATCATTGGTAATTCCACCTAACAATGCAGTAGCATTAGCCACATCGGCAGTCAAAGAAGAGGCCGTTATTCCATTTATAGTTCCTAATACATTTCCATTGAATGCAACAGTTGATGATGGTTGGTATGCTCCATGAGTAGTCTCAGAAGCAGTATCCAATGGTTGTACCACAGTTGTTTTCTTAATGCCTGTGGCTTCCAAATCAATATCCATCATCCTATATGCTTGGACACCGAATGTATAGAAAGCATTTGCAGGTACACCATAAGCAATGAATGATCTGCTTGTGGGAGGAAGATAAAATAATGAAACAGTAGCGTCATTTCCTCCAGAAAGTACTTTTCGCGCCACTGGTGCTGTAGTATCTCCCTTATGGAATAATATAATGAATCCGTCAATGTCAGCTTCTAATCCTGCCCATACCCATTCAAAACTGACATTTGCTGATCCGTCAGTATTCAAAGAATAGTCTAGCGCATTTGTATTGTTGTCAATTGTTGGCAGTACGATAGCATCAGTGTTGCGATCATTGCGATCATTGAAGTTAGATGCAGCAGTATCAGCTAAATTTATTTTCGCAGATAGTTCAGCGGTCAGATAGTTCTGTGCAAGCTTTCCCTCTAGCCCTACCCATAATCCATAAAGAGGTCCGGCAGGATCACCAGTTTTTGCAGGATCACCAAGAACTGCGTTCCATGGCCCAGCTACTCCCATTTTAGATACGTATCTTGCCCAATACCAATATTGAATATTCTCTCCAATTGGATCTGCATACATGTCAATTGTAGTAGTTCCCACCATAGTAGCTTCCGCTACATTATTTGATAAAGATCTCCAAACCTCAACGTGTGATCTATTTGGGTATAAAATAGTATCCCATTGGATATATGCATTAGTTGTCCCCCCTGTCGCTCCCAATCCTGTTATTGCAGGTGGTACATCGAAGTCACCAGGAGCATATCCAATAGCAGCACCAGGAGTACCTAGAATAGTATTAAAACTCCCTGGTGCTCCCCCGTTTGGTATCACGTTTCTGATCCAGAACCAACGAGTTGCACGATCAAATGGAACAGGGACGTGTATATGTGTATGCCCCCAGGAGTTTCCTGCCAGTACTGCTGTGTTAATATTGTTATTTATAGTAGAAATCCAAATCTCAGTGTACCCTTTTGTATACTGATCCCACACAAGGAATATCTCAGATAAACCAGGAGTAACAACAAGATTATTTAATGGTGTTGCTCTTCCTGGAGTTCCTTCTACGGCATTAAACTCAGTGGTAGATCCATCAGCAGCAGCGAACTTTATCCAATAGTAGTACTGAGTATTATCGGGAGGAGAGTCCTCATACACTTCATATACTGAATTTCCTATGTGCACAGCAGTAGTGTTATTGTTTGTTGCTGATCTCCATATCTGTGTGAATGGAAATACACTACGTGCCCACTGGATGAACACACTAGACACGCCATCAGTAACCGTAATGATCTGTAAAACGTCAGTTATATTTAGCTGGACTTTCTTGAACCTTGTACTTAATCCTCCAGAGTTCATAATTGCACGTATTCCGAATATTACCACCCCTGTTTGTAGTGGTGTCCACGTGATAAAATTCTCCTTGTATTCTGTTGCAATTAGTCCACTTCCAGTCCACTCAGCTTCTGGAAGTAGCCATTCAGAACTGGCATATCTTATATCATATCCCCGTACATCAACATCATTGGAAGTGTCCCATTTTAATTCAACAACCCTATCCTTCATCTCTACTGTCAGATCGGACAATTCAGGGTCCCAATTATCTGCTGTACCAACAACAATGTGTTCTACTTTTTTGAATCCTTCGCTGAGATCACCAAAGTATGTGAATGCACGTAATCCAAATATTACAGTTCCTGTTTGTATTGGAATCCACGAAAATGTATTGCCAACAAAATTGGTAACAATCAATTCACTATCGGTCCACTCTGCTTCAGGAAGCATCCACTCAGCACTTGCATAACGTATCTCATATTCAACTCTTGTAAGATCACGAGAGATATCCCATGTAAAGTCAATATACCGTATACCATCTCTATCTACAGTCTCGACAGTAAAATCAGACATTTCCTGGTCCCATATCAATGTTGCGTTCACACTGTATGGTACAGCAGCACTCCATGGGCCTTGAGTTAGTCCTACTGCACAAACTCTCACCCATGTATTTGTTTTGTATAAAGCATTGGTATAAAAGTCTGTTGATGTAACATTGTTCCCAACACGAACCCAGGAGTCAACTCCACTGGGAGAAATCTCTACAACATAGTGATCTGCATATGATGATGGTTTCCATGTAATAATCATCACTGAGGCATCAGTAGATGAAGAAGTAACTGATAATCCAATAACAGAAGGGGCAGTCACCATCCCTGCTAACTGACTTGTTTCAAGAACAGGCATTATAACACCGTCTTCAGCAGTGTGTACATTCTGTTCTTCATTTACAGCTTCAATTTCTACTGAGTACATTCCCTTTGGACGTACAGCGATAACTCTACACTTGAGTCCCCAAGCTGCTCCCCATCCAAACATATAATGAGTGCGCTCACCCTCCCCTGATGTCCTTATGGTGAAATCAGGAAGTGATTCAAGGATTAATTTATTTGGAGTCTTCTGTGCATCCTCAGTTACAGAACATGGCCCCCACAGACTTCCGTTTGGACGACGAAGAGCTATATAGTATATATATGGGGTATCATCATTTACAGGACCATATAAAAAGTCCTCAGATAGTGTTATTGTTTTAGTTGCTTGATCCCAGGCAATAATTTGTCCACTTTGTCCCCATCCTGGCATATCATGTTGGACAATGATCTGATCACCGAATGAAGGAATGAATCCGCTCATCTCAGTGGTGAACTTCGGAACCATCCTTCGGTATCGGTTACTGGCTGCTTGATATAATCCGTACTTATGTGCTTGCTCTCTTGACGTAACCAGAGGAAGCTCAACTTTGGATACATTATTAGCGGTAGATCCAGGAAGAGTACATAGGACACTTGCTTCCGCCCATGTGTTACTGTCAAAGTAACCTACCTCTACAGAATCGGCAGTGTCCTCAGTGGGCATCATGAAATCAACTGAGAATGATCCCTTAACGATGTTCTGAGTAGTGTACACAGCAACAGTGAGTGCAGCAGGTTCATCTCTGAATAATCTAGCGACCCCACCTTGCATAAACGGCTTGCATCGTCCTGCTGATCCTATTTGAGAGGCTGCATCCCAAAAAGACATGAAATTATCAATTCTTCCGTTACACCCTTCATTCCTTGAAATCCAAAGCTCATCCTTTGCTTTCAAGTATGCTAGATCGAAGTTTGCATCAGTCAATCCAACTTGCTTTCCAGCATATACGTAGGCCCATGCTATGCTAGGAGTTCCCTGTGGTTCAGTCCAATTAGTTCCAGTCCACTGGGGAAGTTTCCTCGTAGCATGTACACGAATTTTTCTTGCTGACATCCCTGATAGTTGTGCAGTAGCCAGCATACGAACAGCCAGGAGGGTATAGTCACCTATTTGCTTATCTTCATCCACAAGATATGCTCTCAGTCCTATCCAAGATAGATCCATGGCTATGCGTATACTGTCTACAATCGGTGTAGTCCTCGTTACACGCACCTTGTATCTACCAGGAGATACATCAAACTTTTCTGAGAACCGTTGTGGTGTTGCTGTACCACCTGAGTAGAACAGTGTGTTGGTTTCAGTCCCCTCTACGATTCCTGTCATACCAGTGTATAAATGCAGGATGAGATTCCACCCTACGTCACATGTCATAACTGGTCGTGTTCTAAGCGGTGACAGCGGGAACCATGATCCTATTTCTACTTCTGAATCATTTATCAGTACAGCTTCAACAAGGACTTCAATCCCTACCGGTGATAAACTACCATTATCATTAGCTCTAAACAATCCTTTTGGTGCAAGAAAATCAATTCCAATAGTGGAACATTTAGTCCCTCGGTTATTGGTGACGAATTGTCCTGATACAACATTGTGTAACAATTCCTGCCCTGAAACTTCTGGAGCAGTTGCAACTGCTGTGGGGAATAAAGTCACAGTTCCAAATGGCTCGATAACTTCTGTGGTTACTTCTTGATATGCAGATATTAATGTGTCTTCAATGTATATGTTATGGATATCATAATATCCTCGTCCAAGACATAACAGGATGAAGACATATTGATCATTTCCATGAAATTCCTGATATGGTACAGAAGCTAAATCAGGGTAGAACATCATAGTACCAAAATGTTCCGGTATGGCTGCTTTCAACCTTGCTGAATTTCCCTGTGCTTGGATAGTGTAAGTCGGTGATGCAGTTTGAGTCTGTACAGTCGGTACTGCTGCTGGAGGTACAAGCATATTAACAAGCATGGTTCCGGCCATCATTACAGCCATGGATATTCCCATACCCCATCCGGCTGCTGTTCCGCCAAAAGTTCCAGCTAATGACGCGCCCCAACCAAGTGAAGTACCTCCTGAGTACACAGCAAGTGCAATAACTGCTACCATCAATACCATCTGGAGAGGATTAGAAGAGCCTCCTCCTTGCGGAATAGCAGCAACATCTACAAAGACAAGCACTTGTCCTTCTATGATGATGAACTCACTCCAGTCTTTTCGCAAGATAGCTTCGCCGTCAACAATAGCAATATATGGTGTAGTCCACTCAGGATCAAGATCAGCTATGGCCTTATCTTTGACTTCAAGTACTTCTTTGTGTGATGATAAAGTGTTTTTTATGTAAACTACTGCTGCGCTATCCAGTTTAACTTCTGCACCATCTGCTATATTCATTTCTTACTCCAATGACGAAGATATTGTTTTCTTCCGAAACCAGAAGTACTCCAATGAGAATCTTTTGTATACACCACACCTGCTCCGCGCACACAATGTAATACACCACCACCATCTACATTTATCCAAATTCCAAGGTGCATAGGTGTACGAATGAGAACAAGATCTCCATGCATTGGAATTTGGATAGGGAACCAATTTTGATTTTCTGCGTGACCATTCATGAGACCTACTAGTCCACGAACATCATCATAGTCTGGTATAGAGATAACAGGCATCTCGATATCAAAATGATCAGCCTGTATTTTACGTACAAAGGACATACAGTCGTACTCTTCAGTTGACCATGGTAGTCCAATGTACTGCTCGAACTCACTTGAATGGTAATTTTTCATTGGATCAATCCTGGGAATCGTCGGGTACTGTATTCTTGAGTCGGAAACTTCTTGTTCATAAGATTAATAAACCCGGCCACTGCTGTAACAGTGAATACATTTGCAGATATGCTAAGTATATCCACATGAATTGGAGGATCGTTCTGCGGACCAGTTAAATCTGAGTCTAAGTATTCACGGTAAGTTCCTTTTAAGAGTTCCTGGGAACTCATTGCTGCATTGATATTAGCAACAATTTCCCTGGACACATTATCTATTGTTATCTGTATTTGAGGTACACCCTGAGCAGATACTTCAGGTTTTACAAAATCAAATTTATATGCGGCAAAATACACATCTGATCCAGCATTCTCAGGTGCAGTTAATTCCAATCTGGCAATCAGAGGAGTATGGTCCCTAACAACTCTGAGCGGTTCAGTGAAGTTAGGGTGACGAATTTCAAATGTGTGATAAATAATTCCAGTAGCTGAAGCATACGCTTCTTTGATAGCTTCTTTGAGTGTTGTATCAGGCATAACGCACCTTAAAAGTAAAAGAGACATCCCACCAATTCAAGCCGACATGCTTCATCTTATATGGTGAGACTATTTTGCAATCTTTAGTAATATCCATTCCATACCCAGTTAACACAGTAGCAGTGAACCACGCTGCTCCTCCATTGGCACCACCCCAACCATCAGGATATGTAGCATCTTTACGATTGAACCATTGTCGGAACGTAAGCATCTCAGTATCAGTAAATCTGAGTGTTATGGATGCAGAATCAATCTCTACTGTGGTAATTCTACGTGAAACTTCATTTCCGGCTTCCATCTCTGTGGTAACGACTTGATTGAGGGTATCAATCGAATCGGTCATTGTCAGATTTGGAAGTGTGCTGGGCCAAGATGCCATGGTATGCTCCTTACTATATTTATACTCGATTCAATTTATAAACTTGTTCCATAGTACCAGGGAATACCCCATATCCAGAAACAACATCGGATGCTAGTGAAGATTTTATCTGCTCAACAAACACGCTTAAAATGTCGGCTCCATTTGAGTCCTTAGATCCTTGAATCTGCCCACCTTTGTCTTTGGACTCAATGATATTGATCGTTAGTCCTGATCCTCCTGATCTTGCAGGTACACCGCCAGTTGCAAGATGACTTGAGTACGGAATAGTAGAAATAGATGCTCTGGAGATCATGTTCGCAATATCTGTTGGAAAACGTAGTGTTCTGATAGCTTCCATGAATCCAAGACCATACTTCTGTACTGCTGCTACAGGGTGCATGAACTC